NTGGCGGCGTGTGTCGCGTCTTTCATTGTCATATCCCATTCGCAGGCTGAGACAATCGTATCCGTAACGTTCTGCCATGATCCATAGTTCAGTGTGCCATTGTGTAGGAATATCCTCAACACTTACCGAGATTGGTTGCCCTGCGTTGCAATTGCGGGGTACAGTACGCAGCGCGCGTCGTATGTGTGCGCCCTGTACGGTATAGCCCAAAGTATCACACAAAAGACCCACCGCTTGCTCGTCAATGTCCTCCAGTCGAAGGCGTAGAGTAGCGTACGGCTCAATCAGAGTATTCCAACCAAGCCAATGTGAACAGGCATAGTCGATAGCAGTCCAATGGGCGGGCGCATTTGCGGACCGCGGGTTATGTTCAAGAGCCCATCTCGCGTATCGCCAACGACGTTCGCCTGGTTGGGAATCGAATATGTGAGAGCCAAGTAGCGAGCCAATAGTTTTCAGCGGGTGGCGCACTACATGCACAACAACAGCCGGACACTCGTTAAGCAAAGGTGCAGCCAGCCAAGACGACTCAGCAAGCCATTCATGTGACCACAGGCTATTGCCATGCTGGATACGTGTAGGATTAGCTATGGCTTCATGCGTGCAGACAATACCAGATGCCGTAAGTAAGCGCGCCATGTATTGCGTACCACACCGGCCAGTACCTGTCACAATACATTTATACGGCGGAGTTAGCACAGCATTGTTGCTGTCGTTCGATCCATTCATCTTCTACCTGAGTCCCATCTTCGGGAATTAGCATGCGCCACGCATGCTGTAACCCGGCTGCGCGCTTTAGTGGTTCCAAAGCTTCATTATAACGTTCTTGCCGCATCAGGGCAGCGGCGTGTAATGTGTAACCCATTCGTAACTCTGGATCGTAGCCGACCGCCCGCACGGCGTATTCAATGGCCTTTGTGAGGACCCCTAATTGGTAATAGGTTAGCGCCGCCATGTAGGACACGTACGACCAGAGATGTTTGTCACCTGCAACAATGATGGTAAACAGTATATGATAACAGCCGATTGCTTCTACGAGCCGCCCGAGATCACGGTAAGTGCCGCCTAAATCGACAAGCGTCTTAACGATGTCCTCTGCTTGACTTCCAGGTCGCCAATATTCCTGTATTTGTTGGTGCAGTAATGGCAAATTGCGCAGCAGACTCGTGCGGCGAGACGTTGAAGTAACATGTTCGATAAGGCATATGTCGTCTGGAATTCCAACACCTTCACCTCGTTCGCATGGCACTTCATGGATACGATAGCGCCATTGACGTTGTCCATTGTGCCAAAAAATGCGAGGAACGCGCAAAGTGCCAATCACCCGTGCAGCACCATTCGTAACATGCGGACATACAGACGCAACTTCGCCACGTAGCCATACATGCCAGACTTCGTAACGGTAACCATATGAATCAAGAAACTCGCGCAAGCCCTTACCATGTATGATCTCATCAGCATCTATTGATAGAATCCAACCATGTTGGCAATGGGCTAGTGCTTCATTACGAGCATTGGCAAAATGAAAATTCTCGGGAAGGGTGCTCGATGTAAATAGTTTGGACTTATACACATTACTGGTAAATTGGCGCGCAATGTTCAGAGTATCATCAGTAGAACCTGTATCTACAATAACGATATGATCGATCCTATCACGAAGAGAGGTTAGGCACTTAGCAAGATGTCGTGCTTCGTTCTTTACGATTAAAGCGGCCGTAGTAGGGAATCGCATATTGCACCGCTATCAGGCTACGGTTTCCGCGCCACTCAGTTTAATTTCACACGTCGCGTCCATTCGCTCTTCATCCGGAATTTCAAAATTGAAATCAGTGGCAAACGAACTAGCCGCCCATGTTGAGCCGCTTGAGGGCGTCGTAATAGTCAATGTCCCGGCCACTGCCGCTGCACCTAGAGGTGGGGCTTCATTGTCTTGAAAGTTCAATTCAAGACGTACGGTGCCAGGATCATAGCGGCTACTAGGGATAAAGGTATCCGCTACTGTCGTCCCCAAATGGGACGTGGGAATACTTTTCCGATGTGGACCGTCACGACTAATCTGCCGGATTTCGTTATACCATACACTCCCCCAGGCGGCAGGCATTTCTACCGTAGCACCTGTTCCCACAGCAGTTGTCATAGCATTATCTCCACAAAGCCCACGTCATGCTTCGGCGTGGGCAATTCGACATTCCAAAATCGACCGATACGTACCTTCCGGTTGCCCGCTGCCCGGCGGGATATAGCTATCACGAGGTCCACTCACAGATATATCCTGCACAGTCAACGTGTTGCTACCGCTTCCTAATGCACCACGATATTTGTGCAACTCGACACGCACCAGTTCCGCCAAGTCATCTACGTCCAAGACATCATCGTCATAGCAGTCGATCTGACACCGCGGTTGCGCCAGCCCAGCAGATCCGCCTAAATGGCCATGATGTACGGCGCCGAGTCGACTGATAATAAGATACGGCAACGCAGCTTGCGTTGAAGCGCGCGTGCGAAATACACGATCGCTGACAACGGCCGTAATCGCCGCTGCATTCTTCAGATGTGCTCCTAGTGCGTCTAAGACAGAAGCCATTAGCCTTTCGCGAGTTTTCGCGCCTCACGGGTAATGCCCTGTCGGATATCACGGCCAATCAATCGCTTTTCCTGTTCTTCGTGGTCATTGACGGCATTGCGAATTGCAGGATGTGGCGGCGCATATCCAACCACTTTACCTTTGCGGACAATCCGGTGTCCATATTCCACAGCGGCAGGCCAAAACGCTTCGTCGCCAGGCTCGATTCCCAACTCGGACCGCGGTGGAAATGGCACTTCTACTCGAATACGACTTCGACTACGTTTGCCTGGTTTGGGTTTCATCGCCTGCATGACCTGGACGTATTTCCCCGTTTGCACATCAACTACTGCACCCTGTAAATTGCTAATCACATGGGCTTGCAAACGTTTCGCTGATGCTTGGAAAGACTGGCGACCGACTTTCCGCTGGAAACGATCGGGCAGCTTTGCGAGCATCCGCTCCAGCTCCTTGTCCCCGAGCATCGAACTATCAACAACTGGCTGCGCCATCAGGTCGTCGTCTCCTTGACCTCTAACTCCATAATGCGGTGCACTTCGTCCTTGGTTAGCACACGAGTGACTTGAAACGTGCGGCTACCAAACACTAGCTTGTATTCCGGCGTTAGCCCCGAGTAGTATCGCATAATTACCCTATGCGTTACGTCACTGTGCGTTGCCTGTGCCTCCTGGAATTCACGACCCGTTAGTGGCCGTATTGCGCAACGCCGCGTATCCGTACCCGCCCATGTAGTGGTAACACCGCCACGGGCGCTCGGCGTTTCCGTTGGCGCCTTAATCGTAACCTTGTGCCGCAATGCGCCAGATTCAATCCGCACATCAGCCATCAGACTCTCATTAACGGGATACGACCGCCAAGCAACGCATTCACAGTCACAGGCAAATTACTGACAGCAAATCCGGCGACGATGCCACGGAACCGATACCAGTGGTCAATCATCTGCTTCATGGCCAGTATATAATCAGCCGGCACGGCAGCAGCAGCGCCATAACCACACACAAACCGTACTTCGACGGCATTCGGAATGTCGCGCGTGTTCGGCCATGTTTGCTCAGCGTAAGACGGCACAATGCGGGCCGGTTGACTCTTGGCGTCAATCGTATAATGCGTGTCCACAGTGAGCGTCTGCTGAACACCACTCGTGTCATAGTATTTCACAGACGTAACGCTGCTAAGCGGTGGTCGTGGGACTTCGATCGTCTCGACCGGGAACGCATCGAGAAACAAATCATACGTCGCGGTCAGAAATTGCCGCCGCGTCGTTCGTTCAGCCTCGGCCCGCGCCGCGGCAATTGCCGCATCCACCCAGTCGTCATCATCAGTGAAAGCAGCCTCAATGTTGCAATGCGCCTTGGCAGCAGCCCGCGTCACAGGTTCCCCGACGGGCGGGCCGTCGCCAGTAGGCGCAGTGACAACTTCTAACGACCAATGGATACCTTCATTCACTGTCACCCTTTCGCGGCCGACCTCGCGGGCGCACTGCCGTACGCGGAATATCAACAGTTGCCACGTGGTCGCCGCCAATGGTTTCAGTCTGTGCAACCGGTGCAACAGCTTTAGTTACTTCCACAGCCGCACCACGGCTGATGAAGTGATTTGCCGACGCCTCATTCACGTCGATCACTTCACCTTCCGCGTACGTCCGTGCCTCGGCATCCTTGACCATATATTCCCTAAGAAACCGAATCTTCACGTTTACGGCTCCTAGTCAGTAATCGAATTCACCGATGCCAGATCATGCGATGCCACCGGCTTATAGCGATTCAATGCACCCACAATAAGCACAGCGCACAGATTCGCCGTCCCGCCCGTAGGTGTCGCAACAGCCGCCACGTGCGTAAACCCGGCCGACAACTCACTTCGGTCAATGCTGATGACGGCCTGTTTGTTATCATCAGTGGCCGACAATTGGGTAATCGTCTTGCCGGTAAGATCAGCCGCCCCGGTTCCCGAACTGTCCGTAGCCTCCTGGAGTTTACAGTCCCAGGTGCCATCCATAGCGCCCGCCATGAAGAAGCAACCCAATCCGATGTCTTCGCAGTGGTGACGGCATCTTGCGGATCAATCGTTCCGAGAATGGCGATTTCTTCGCCTACTTGTCCTTGAATAGGCATCTCTGTCTCCTTTTCTTATGCCCGCTCGGCCAAAGCCACATACGCCGAATACGTCGCTGATCCGTCACGCGCCGCAATTGTCGAATCCCACCACGGTTGGCCGCCAAGTCGCATAACCGTCTTGAGGGCCAGCGCATCCTGATCGAACCAGAAGTGAATGGATGACGTTGTGCGCGGGCCACCCTTACTCACTGTCAGGTAGTGTTTTAGGTTGCAGAGCATGATATCGCCCAGATCGCCCAAGGTCTCGCAGACTTGTGTGAAGATCACACGTCGCCCCATCAACGTATTGTAGGGCGCCTGCGAAAATCCGCCTGCCGGCAGATAGACGGCGAAGTCAGTCAACAAACCAGGTGTGAGAATCATTTGCTGCAATTGAGTCTCAGTATCTTGGTTCGCAAGCCATACGGCACCGTCACGGAACGGCGCATAGAGTCCGTTCCACATCTTAATGACGTTCAAACCAACGATAGTATCCGCAATCTGACCCGATTCCTTGGCGACAGATTTAACACCCGGGCCAACCAGCATTCCAAGAGGCTGTCCGGAACCCGAGCCCGAATAAATGGCCAAGTCAATCTTATGACCCATTACCATCGGGACACGCCGAGAGACATAGGCTTCAAGCGCTGGCGCGTCTTCTTGCAACTCTTCCGTCAACGGAACGAGTGCCGCGATTTTGTGAGCCTTAACGGTGTTCGTCTTCAGGTCGGGCTTACTCTGCGTGATAGCCCCTCCTTCACCAATCCAGTTTGCTTGTGGCCCGCCAGTTCCCCAAGGTGTGGCCTCGTCTTTGGGGAATGTCATCGAGTTGCCAGAAATCGTAATCTGGTCAGTTGCTCCAAGCAGGCTGGATTCGCCCTCCACCTTTGTCGCAATGTTCTCAGCAAAGGCAGGGGGAATCGCAAATCCGCCTTCCGCACCGACACTTTCCTGACCATACGTACTGAGCGCCGCACGGGTCAAGCGTTCATCAGGTTGCTCGGCGCGCCTCCCGGCCCGAACCACGTCAACAAGATATTCGCCCATCGAACGATAGCCACATTTCGGATCGTCGAGCTTTCGGTCACGCCCTACACGAATCCGTGCGGGACTATCGTCGTTGGGCATCCGCCCCGGCTTGTCCGGCGCAGTCTGTCGGTTGCTTCGCTCTTCGGCTGGATCATCATCCAGTGCATTTATTCGTTGTACACAATCTTGTAGACGTTTACGTTGTCTTAATGCCGCTTCCTGTTCCTCAATCTGCGTCAAAAGAACATCGAGTTGCGTATTTTCATCGTCCGTTAAAGATCGATGTTCAGAATCGGCCAGTGCCTGAAGATTGACACCTTCTTCTTTCAACTCCTTAAGTCGTTTTTCCATATCTTCAATGGTCATCCCTTTGACCTCCAGTCTCCGGGATGGCGCAATAAAAAAGGCGCCATCCGTTGCCGGATAACGCCTACTGACCGACCAGATCGGTCGTTATCGTTTCAAACCCACGCCGCGCGTCGGCCCAACCCGCTACGCTAGACGATGAGTACGATTACTACATTGTTCCTGATCGCAGCGCCGCACGCCGCTGTTCCAGATCAATCTCCTTCCACTTTGCCTGCACTTCGGCAGGGTCTCTGTCCGATCTACAGCTTACCACATTCGCAGGCGGGCGCCAAATCGTACGGACTTCGGCCACCGTCTGAGTATAGGCAGGAAACGTCACAACGGAAACATCGTACAAATCCACATCCCTAAGCGTGTGGCGCTCCAATTCGCCGTCCGATTCTATGGTCTCGCCGCCCTTGGGAATAGAAAAACGGAATGACATTTGTGAAATGTCGCCCCGCTCGATACTTACAAGCAGATCCTTTGCCACCGAAGTATCCGGCGGGAAAATCTCTGTATGAAGCCCGTAAGCGTCCTCCTTGAGTCTGAGAGTCTTCGGAGTCCGACCAAGAATGAGTGCCGGTTCATGGT